TCAGAGCTCAGCCAGCGCCAGCACGGCTTTTGAGGCCTGTTCGTTTTCAAAGTCTTTCAGCAAGTGGGCATATGTCGTCAAAGTGATTTGTATATTTGAGTGACCCAGTCGGTGGGAGATGTATGTGATCGTGCAGCCTTTACTGATGAGGTAGGACACGTGAGTATGACGCAGTCCGTGAAAAGTAATACGGGGATGGATGTCCAAACGGTCTTCAACAGCATGCAATGTCTTATTACATCCGTACTCACCGGGGACCTGGCCCAGTGGATTACGGAAGATGAGATTTTTGTCATCTCGCCGGCCCATCTTTAAATTGTACGCGTATTGCTCATATTTTAGCTGTTTCAGTAGTTTTAGAAGGTCATCCGGTACAGAGATGGTACGCACGCTTGATGGCGTCTTAGTGGGCTTAAATCCCGTATTATGGACATAGTCCCATGATTTACTTATAGAGACGGTTTTATTTTTGAAATCCAAGTCCGTCCATTGCAGGGCGAGAATTTCAGAAATGCGCGCGCCAGTCAGGATTCCGGTCGCAATCACGTAGTAGGTAATTGCAGATAGTGAAGCATGGTTGAAGGCGTAGGACTTGACCCTGGCGAAATCCTCCACCTCTAAGTATTTGAGACTTGCGGATTTTCCCTTGTGTCCCGGATTAACAGCTCCGCGGGTGAAATTAGAGTAAATAATTTGATCGTCAATGGCATTGTTGACCATCGTGCGCACATAGCCATTTAGTCGGCCAACTAAATCTTTTGATCGTGGTTTGCGCTCGTGTGTCTTGGGGTCAGTCGGACCGGCTGCATAGTCGTTAAGAAAGGTCTGCCAATCGCTCTTGGTTATCTCGCGGAGTTTCTGATCACCCCAGTAGCCTTCCAGTGCCTTCCGTAGCGTCTTGTAACGACTCTCAGTGATCATGGCGTGCTTGCCCTGTTTGTATGCCCCAATCCAAGTGTCCCAGTATTCTAACAGGGAAATGTCCATCCTATCCATCTGGGCGCCGCGTCGATATTTCCGCTCAATTTCTGCAGCTTCCGTAGCTGCCAGTGCTTTGGTGCGGTATCCACTATTGGAGATCACTTGTTTTACGCCGTGATTGTCGGTGTAGGCGACTCTGTATTCCCATGTCTTACCGCGTTTCCGAAATGATGCCATGATATCTACCTCCATGTGATATACTGGAGTACGCAAAGAGCGCACTCGTGGTGCTGTTTGTCCTAGCGTCTACCCGACCGGCCAAGGTTATGGGGTAGGCGCTTTTTCTATACTATATTGGAACAGCAATTTCATTGGCTATGATGTAATGCTAGCTTTTATGAGTTTCATAATATGGTCCTCCTTTATGGCAAATTATTTGTTTGATTTTGGACCATACACATGCTTAATGAATTGTGGCGTTTCAGAAAGCTTACTTTTATTCTTGATTTTCTTTATTGATACAACAATACAATTGTTAAGCTCAACTTTTTCTTTGGCAGTAAACTCTTGTGAATTTGAAATATCGAGCAAGACGGAACACTCGTACTTTTTTACTGGCACGGCTTCGAAATTAGTCCACTTCTTATCCTCAAACTTATAAATGCTAACTATTACAGAGTTTTCCATAAGCGTTCCTCCAATAAATCGTTTTAGGCATTGATTGGATAAGTAGTTCAACACCCGTTGGTCGGCTCGCACGACCATGCCGCTAGACGGGTTTTGTTGCGCAGGTGCTACTTATCTGTGTGGCGCCAGTGGAATATGAATAGCAACGAAGACACTATTAGCATGATTGCCCCGTTGAATAGCTGCTGGTAGAGGTAGATACCGGGCTGTGCGGACTTGTCGAACCAGATCAGCGATGAAATACCAGATACAACGGTGTATAGCGAAATCAAAGCAACTACAAGACAAACCAAGCATGCTGCATACATATATAAGTTCTTGATCTTCATGCTGATTCTCCTTTCAGATTAACGCCCACGGCCCGAGTTGCACGGGCCAGATAATGCTACGGGTTAGTTCAGCACGAACAGGTTAAGCTGATTTTGCCAGAGCAATAAGGTCATCGTACCCTATTGTTTTTATTTTTTCGCCTGTTGATTGCAGACTTATTGCGGACAGTTCCTTTGCACTATGCAATCCATCAGTTAAGCTATCTGATATTTGTTGGCCATCAACTAGGTAGTCAGTTTTTCTTGATACGCTGCTGGTTACACGTCCACCATGTTGGACTATAAATGCCGCTATGTCGTCCCTGCTTGCTTGGATAAATTGTCCAGTAATTGCGAATCTCAATCCGTCTAATTCATGTGATGTCTCCAGCTTGGGCCGATCAACACGAGCGAGACTATCATCTCTAAGGTGTTGATATACGATCATATTTGTTTTGCAATCTGCAATAGCGTTGTGAGACACAGATTCAATTCCAAAATAATCTTTCAGCGTTGGTAGTTTTAGATTAGGCAATTCTTCTGGAAATGTTTTTGTTCGAGCTAGTCTCCAAGTGTCAAGAGCTTCTATGTCGGTGCGGTAGAAGCCGTTACTTATTATGAAGGGGACATCGAACCTGATTATATTGTGGCCGACCAACGGTAGATTAGCTGCGAAGGCCGAAAACTGTTGCATGGCAGTCTCAATTCCTGGAGCATTTGCAACGGTATCATTGGAAATACCAGTTAAATAAACGATTTTTTCGGGGATGGGAGCATTCGGATGAATATAGCAATCGAAAGTGTCAGTAATTTTGTCATTTTTAACTTTTAACGCAGACAACTGAATGATTTCGTCATCTGCTGGCCGAAGACCTGTTGTTTCAATATCAAATACTATGTAGTCATACAGCTTCCTTCGTAGTTTGTGGACTATCGGAGCAGCGTCAGCTTTTGCTGTTGTTTGGGAGATACTAACCTCCTGAAGCTGATTTTCTGAGTTATGCGATTCATCGGGATCTTTGGGAACAGCTGTGGGGGAGTTTGGCGTATATATTTTTTTCTTGGATGAAACCGCGTGCTTGTATAAAAGCAGATAAATTAAAATGACAGACGATCCCAAAACCAAAAATGCCCAGTATTTAATAACTAGCATAATCACAACAACCAGTATCAGAGATCCAACGCAGCCTAAGCCCGATTTGCTTTTCATTTTCATTCCTCCACGAGTATCTATGAATAGTATTGATTTATAGATTCGAGTGCCCATTCATACATTGATTCTGGAATATGGAATGCATCAACGAATCTCTGTACGTTAGCATCCTCCTGATCTGTTTCGGCGAAGTATAGCGGTACCAGGAGCGCCACGGCGTCACGGTTAGCCTGTCCCTCGATGCCGTCCTTGGACGGGGTAAAGTATAAAACGTTGCTGTCACCGTTCAACACATGGCTAATCTCATGAGCCAAATGGAATGGCAACTGTGCCCGAATATGCCAATTGGCGTTGATCATCACACGTCTGGTTGCTGAATCAGACGCACTGGGTGTCAACGGTGACAGTGAGTCTTCAACCTGGACAATGATTTTGTTGTCCATGGCAAAGTTGTACAGCGCCCAGAAGCACTCAGCGCTTGTGTTCATCTTTGCCACCCCGCAGGAAGCGCCTGATCGTCTCCAAATCCTCTGGCGGAATTTGTTTTCCCTCAAAGCTCAGGATAATGTCTTCGTCGGCAAGATCAGTTGGCTTATGAGAGCCGGTTTTTGGAGCAGGGATTGGATTGTCAGTATTACCGATTAGATAATCCACGCTTACATTCAATACGTCGGCGACAGCTTGAATTCGCTCGACGGATGGTCGCTTTTTCTTCCAAGAATAGAGGCTGTTAATCCCAAGACCAGCCTTTTGAGCAGTTTGCTGAAGTGACCAACCTCTATTGTTGGATGTTTCTTTTACTCTTTCAAATAAAGTCATATCAAGGCTCCTTAGACCTCGACAAGTTATATTACTCGAAAGTTTTAAAAACTAGTTGACGTTTTTACTCCATCGAGTTATAGTTTACTCATCAAGTAGTTAGCAACAACTTAACAAGCCTTTACAAGTTCGGTCTTTGGCGAGAATGGCTTGTAAAGTGCACTGTGTATTGGTTATTTACTATGCCTGTATTTTACTTCATCGAGTTAAACTTAGCAACTACTTGATAACTAATCATAGAAAGGAGAAAAGCGTAATGCCAGACAAGATTGAAAAGGCTGTGAACGACTTTGCTGATGCCGTTTATCGTGCCCGGCGTGCAAAGGGGTGGAGCCAGAAAGAACTTGGTGAACACATCGGTGAATCTCAACCAGAAGTCAGTCGCGCGCTTTCCGGTATGGTTACGCCTAAGGCCAACGCCGTCCGGCAGAAGATTGTCAATATTTTAGGAATGGAGGAAACAACGCGATGAATGAATTAGTAATCATGCACGATCAACAAGCAGTCACCACCAGCTTGAAAGTCGCAGAAGTATTTAAAAAGAGCCACCGGCATGTACTTGAAGCGATTCGTGACTTGTTAGGGGGTATGCCGAAAAGTGGGCAGACCCCACAGATGTTTGTTGAAGGCAACTACACCAACGAACAAAACGGTCAGTCTTACCCGATGTACTACATGAACCGCGACGGATTCACACTGTTGGCGATGGGTTTCACTGGTAGCAAAGCGATGGAATTCAAATTAGCTTACATCCAAGCATTCAATCAGATGGAGCAAGAGGTTCGCTTAGGAATTCCACAGACGTTGCCTGAGGCGTTGCGCTTGGCGGCTGATCAAGCTGAACAAATCGAACAACAAAAGAAGACGATTGCGCTTCAAGCACCTAAGGCGTTGTTCGCGGATGCCGTGGCAACCAGCCATACGAGTATCCTCATTGGTGACTTAGCCAAGCTTATGCGCCAGAACGGTGTGGATATTGGCCAAAATAGGCTGTTCGGTTGGCTGAGAGATCACGGCTATCTGATTGGCAAGGGTGACCGTCGAAACATGCCAACGCAACGTGCGATGGACTTGGAGCTGTTCGACATCAAGGAACGCACATTCCAGAACCCAGATGGCAGCGTGCGAATCACCAAGACGACCAAGGTAACCGGCAAAGGCCAGCAGTATTTTATCAACAAGTTTCTGCGGACTAACGAACCACAGACAGCCTAAGGAGGCAATCAATATGAAAACAGGATTTTTCAAGACTAACTATTCCAATCGCAAAGGCAAGTATACCTGCCGGTGGATCATGATTTTTGGTAAGTGCTTATTCGTCCAACACAAAAAGGTGGCTTAGGCCACCTCATTACTGATTAAAGCTTTACCCAATTAGTGCCGTTGCACGACGGACATGGTGGAAGCGTGTCCGAAGACTGGTCGAGAGTAATGACCTCGCCACAGTTGGTGCACTTGTAATTGCCAGCACCAGGTTTATCGCCTGTATGATACATGAGATTCGCCTCCTTTATTTGAGATAGGATCATTATCCCACTTATGAAGTAAGCGTAACCATTTTCGAAGGAGAAAAAGAAAAAATGACAGAGCCCTATATGACGATCGAGCTGCGAAGCTTGTGCAGGAGTGGAAATAGTCAATTAAAGGAGGTATCAAAATGAATAAGCGACAACAAAAAAAGAACTTCACTCGAATGGTTGTACAGTCGGGTGAAGTCCCAACAGTAAAACTAGCCAAAGGCCAAGCGGCTAAACCTCAAACTTTTGCCAAGGGAGCTGTTCGACGTAAACCCCTGAAAGAAAATTCACAATATCGTGGCGCCCCAAATACCGAGGCCCTTGGGAAGAATCTTCCATCAAAATAATCGGTCGTGGCAAGTTCTGCGGCGCAGATGTCTGACTCGCAGAAAGATTGTCTTGTGTCAAATAACCGCTTTTGACTTTCAGAACAGTAAAAGTGACGCCTTGTTCCTTCACCACGGCAGCACTGAATCTCATTATTTATCACCTCCTTTCCGAGGTGAATTATCTCACAAAAAGGAGGCATCAGATATGCCACCCACATTAGACCTGATGCCATTAATTCAGGAGGCAATCAAAGCATCCGTGGATCTAGCCGTTGCAGACCAGTTCAAGCACGAACCCGACTATCGCCGCTGGTGGTCAGCAAAGGACGTTCAAGACCGCTACGGTGTCACACCTACGTGGCTGAGTGAACACGTGCTCAACAAGCCGATGTTTCAGCGGCAACTTGACGGGTTCGCATTCAACTACCGCGGTCAGATTGGCTGGCGGTTTGAACCGCTGGCATTCAGCGAGTTCATGCGGAAAGAGTTCAGGAACATAGCAAAGGAGGCTAAGTCATGATGCAGCAAGTTATCGAGTTTGTATTATCACACCCACGGGCCATTCCGGTGGTTATCATGGCGCTCATGATCGGGTACATCATGCGTGATCCAAGGGGGTACTTCGAATGATGCGCGATCAATTCCGCGAGGCTGAACTATCACGCCAGCACGAAGCCTAATGGGAGCCGCAACAGTTTGAAGACTGGAAGGGCAACCCGATCGATGAAAGCCGCGACTATCTCTACTTCAACGGCGAACTGGTTATGCTAGACGAACTGGAAGACTACGTACGCGACGAACTGGGGGCGACAGACTATGAACCTTAGCACATATGAACGCCTGCGCCGCATCAGAAACCTAGCGATTATTCGCGGCAACGGATACGAATGGCTGGAGAAACTAGCGTGGATGAAGATGCAGGAAACCATGAAGGAAGGTGAAACGAAATGAAAGAACACATTTACATGGCGTCTGCTAATGAAATCTATGCAGAAGCCCTTAAACAGAAAATTGATGCAGCCGACCGTATGGCTAGCCTTATTGGAGACGGCGAAGCAATTGATGACATGCAGCGCGCCGCGAACGAGTACGACGCGTTCAGTCACATGGTTGAGTTTATCGAAGCATTAGAAGACAAAAAAGCCGCCGGCATTCAGGCCAACGACTAGAAAGGAAACCAAGGGGTATGAACATATTATACGACCTAACAGATAAATTGACCAGCCTACAACGACAAGCAGAAAGCGGCAACGCTGATCCACAAGCGATTGCTGACACGATGGAAATGGTTGAGGGTGACTTTGAAGACAAGGCAGTCGGCTATGTCCAGGTTTACAAATCAATTGACGCGGACGTCAAAGAGATTGACGCCGAAATCAAGCGTCTGCAAGAACGCAGATCTAGCTTCAAGAACAATGCTAATACGATTAAGCAACGGCTAGTGCAGGCAATGGTTGAAACCGGGCACGAACACATCAAGACGCCCCTGTTCACCATCTACACACGGCGGACAGTCAGCGTGCAAGCACCAGAAGACCCGAATAAGTTGCCACCAGAGTTCATTAAGACCACATTGATGGTCAACAAATCCGACTTGAAGAAAGCATTGCAAGCTGGCCGTGAGGTGCCAAAAGCGCGACTGGTTGAAAACATCGGACTGGGGGTTCGGTAGATGTCCATTGATGAAAAAGGGATTGCAGCCAATCTTCGCCTTTCACGCATTGAAGCCGGGCTTTCCCAGGGCGATGTTGGCAAGCACTTCGGTGTAACACGCCAAGCAGTAAGTATGTGGGAACACGGAATTCACAAAGTTAGTGCAGAACTAGCGGGACAGTTGGCTGAATACTATGGGGTTTCAATCGAAAATATTTACGACCCGTTTCGGGCATTAATGGGGGTGCGGTAGATGCAGCCAATTAAACATGCATCTTCAATTGATCGAACAAAGAACTGGCGAGTTTTGATTTACGGAAAGCCTGGTGTCGGCAAGACATCAGCCATTCGCAATCTTGATGGCAAAACACTCGTGCTAGATCTGGATGACAGTTCCAAAGTGCTATCCGGTGCACCGAACATCGATGTGCAACCATTTGACCGAAGCAAACCAAGCGAAGAATGGAAAGAGTTCCTGAAAAATCTGGCTGAACGTGTTTCCGGATATGACAATCTGGTGATCGACAACGTATCAGCGTTCGAAAAAGACTGGTTTGTCGAACGTGGCCGTGCTAGCAAGAACGGCATTGGAAACGAGATTCAGGATTATGGGCAATGGGCGAATTATTTTTCCCGTATCATGACCATGATCTTCATGGACGCGCCAGTGGACGTACTGGTCACAGCGTGGGAGAACACGCGCGAAGTCACCAGCGAAACCGGTCAGTCATTCAGCCAGTATGCGCCAGCGATTCGCGACAGCGTACGAGATGGCCTGCTGGGCCTGACGGACGTTGTTGGCCGGGTGATGGTCAACCCGAAGACGGGTGGGCGCGGCGTGATTCTCGAAGGCAACGACACGATCTTCGCGAAGAACCGCATCGACGGTCGGAAGTCCGCGTCAATCGAAACACTGTTCGAGTTTGGAGGTGGCGATGACGTACACACTGCATCCGTATCAGCAGAAGCTGGTAAGCCAAGCGCGCCAAAAGCTGGCGCAGGGAAGTAAGTCTGTCCTGCTGGTCAGTCCTGCCGGTTCGGGTAAATCCATTGTGATCGCAGAAATCGCACGACTAGCAACTGAAAAGGGCGGGCACGTGATGTTCACCGTTCACCGCAAAGAGCTAATTGAGCAGATCACCAACACGTTCATCAAGGACGGCGTGGACCTATCACGCTGCACGATCATGACGGTCGGACGTATTGCTCACCGGTTGGGCAAGTTGCCACAGCCGACGCTGATTATCACGGATGAAACGCACCACAGTCTGGCCAAAACATATCGTAAAATCTATGACTTTTATTCCGATGTGCCACGGTTGGGCTTTTCAGCCAGCCCGTGGCGGCTGAGTGGACAAGGTTTGGGGGACGTTTACGACACGATGGTCGAAGGCCCGTCGGTGCGTTGGTTGATTGATAACCACTACCTGGCACCATACGAGTACTACGCGCCAACACTGATTGATGTGCAGAAGTTGAAAAAATCATCCACAGGTGATTACAGCAGCAAGTCGATTGATGATGCGAACAACAAAGTCATTTTTGGCGATGTAGTGAAGCACTACAAAAAGCTGGCGAGTGGCCGCCAAGCAATCGTCTACGCCCACAGCGTGGAAGAAAGCCAACGGGTGGCCGAAACGTTCAACGCGGCAGGCATCACAGCTCGGCACGTTGACAGCAAGACGCCGGCTGGCGATAGAGCTAAAACAATGGCTGCATTCAAAGCTGGGGCTATCAAGATCATCAGCAATGTGGACCTCATCTCGGAAGGGTTCGATGTGCCCGACTGCGGCGTGATTATCATGCTGCGGCCAACGGCATCCCTAGTGCTCGATATTCAGCAGTCCATGCGCGGTATGCGCTATGAATCAGGCAAACGCGCCGTGATTATCGACCACGTGGCGAATGTCTACCGGTTCGGACTGCCGGACGCTGAGCGTGAATGGAGCCTGGCTGATAGGCCGAAAAAGTCGAAACAAGGCAAGTCGGACGGGCCACCGATTAAATCCTGCCCGCAGTGTTATGGCATGGTGCCAGCACAAGCAAGGCAGTGCCCGTTGTGCGGGTACGCGTTCAAGGCTGACGGGTCGGACTTGGAAGTGGACCCGAACGCAGAACTAACGAAACTCACACCAGAGTTTCACATGACGGTTGATTATCCAGTGCGGATGCAGCCGAAGGATGCAAAGTCAATCGAAGACCTGAAACTGATCGCCCACGCCCGTGGGTACAAGAACGGGTGAGTTTATTTTCAGGCGAAGTCACGCGGATTTATCCCAGTCAAAAATTAGGAGGAAACTAACATGTCATTCATCACAACCGATTACAGCAAGAATCAGGACAACGACTTCGCACCACTGCCACAGGGTGAATACGAAATGGTCATCACGCAGGCCGGCGAACGCGCCACTAAGTCTGGCTCGGAATCGCTGCAGTTGCGGCTGACCGTGCGCAACGATCTCGACCAGGCAGAGCCGAACACCAATGGCAAGTATCACAACCGCATCGTGTTCTTCGACAATTGGAAGCGCAAAGCAACCAACCAGTACGACATGGACGGCCTGCAGTACGTTTTGGAAGCTGCGCAGATTCCCGAAGGTACTCCGCTTAACAGCATCGACGAGTTCTGCCAGGCGCTCATTCACAAGCCAGTGCGGGTGTACGTCAAGGTCGAGCACGACGACCAATATGGCGATCGCAACACGGTCGCACCGTGGAACGTCCACAAGAGTAAGTACCCGCAGGTCGCGCACAAGTACAATGATTCGAACGACCTGACCACCGGCTCAACGCCACTGACCAATGAAGAAATTGAAAACGACCTGCCGTTCTAATTAGGAGGAATGCGGATGTATGAAAAAATTCCAGCAGAACTCCGGTCCCTAAAGCAATGGGGACTTTTCCGCCGAATCTGGCAGCCGGCCAAGAAGAAGTACACGAAGATTCCGTACTCTGCACTGACTGGCACGAAGACCAGCTCGACTGACCCGTCGCAGTGGGTGACGTTCGACGAAGCACTCACAGCACTGCAGGCGTATGACTTGGACGGCTTAGGCTTCTTCTTCGCCAACGGTTATGCGGGCATCGATGTGGATCACATTGGCGGTGACCTTGACCGGCTGGCCGCCGGGAATACGGACGATAACACGGCGTGGGAGTTTATGACCGCATTCAAGTCGTACACCGAGCGCTCCATGTCCGGTGAAGGTATCCACATCATCATTAAGGGCGAAGTGCCCGGCACGCGGAGACGTAAGGGCAATGTTGAAATGTACGACTCTGGCCGGTTCTTCGCCATGACAGGTGACGCGATCGGGCCATACCACGACATCAACGTGCCAAGTCAGGACGACTTCAAACGCATCTACTCGAAGTATCTAGAGCCGAAAACGGTCATCAGTCTGCCGAGCGAACGGGAGACGACACCGAACAACCTATCTGAAGATGAGATCATCGGCAAAATGCTTGCGTCAAAGTCTGGCCCGCGCATCAAGCTACTGCTCAATGGCGGATGGGAGAGCCAGTATACCTCGCAATCCGAAGCTGACCTGGCATTCGCGAACGACCTGGCATTCTGGACAGGTCGCGACTTCGCCCGGATGGATAGCATCTTTCGCCAGTCGTCACTGATGCGCGGAAAGTGGGACGAGAAGCACGGTAAGACGACGTACGGCGTCGCCACATTGAACCGGGCAATCAACGACACACGCGAAACGTATCACCCAGAGCGCACGAAGCCGAAGTACCACCTGGGTTTTATCACGAACGACGGTGGACCGAAGAAATTCCCTCCACGCTCGTGGGACGATACCGGTAACGCTGACCGCTTCGTTGACCGTTATGGCAATCTGGCGCGGTACAGCTACGTTGACCACGCTTGGTACATCTATAACGGTAGTTTCTGGGAGTTAGACCAACGCGGTCTACTGCGGTCGATGATCGATGCAGTCGTCGCTGACCTGAAGAATGAGAAACCGAAAACACCGCCGGAAGTAGACCCTGACAAGGCAGAGAAAGAGTGGGCGAAGTTCTGCAAGCAATCACGCAGCAATCGAGCGAAGCGCGGCATGGAGGAAGAACTCCAACACCGCCTGCCGATCACCGCCGACGAATTCGACGCCGATCAGACGCTGCTGAACGTGGATAACGGGTACGTCGATTTATCCGACGGCACGTTGCACGACCACGACATCAAGAAGATGTTCTCCAAGCAGTCCGAAGTCGAATATAGCGACACCGTGGACGCACCGGAGTGGCAGGCGTTCCTGGAGCAGACGTTCGCAGGCGACAAAGACCTGATCGACTACATTCAAAAGGCCGTCGGGTACAGTCTGACTGGCTCTGTAGAAGAGCAAGTGATGTTCATCCTGTACGGCACAGGGCGCAATGGCAAGTCAGTCTTTATGGACACGCTGAAGCACATCGCTGGGAGCTATTCCCGCACGATGCAGGCCAAGTCGATCATGGTGCAGCAGAGCAGTAGCAGCGCGAACAGCGACATCGCCAGGCTGAAAGGCGCGCGGCTGGTATCAGCTAGCGAACCGAACGAAGGCGTGCGGCTCGATGAAGGCCTGATTAAGGAGCTGACCGGCGGTGAGTCAGTCACAGCGCGGTTCCTGTACGGGTCAGAATTCGAGTTCAAGCCTGAATTCAAACTCTGGCTGTCGACCAACCACAAGCCGATCATTCGGGGAACTGATGACGGTATCTGGCGGCGCTTGATGTTGATTCCATTCACCGTGCAAGTACCGGAAAACAAGGTCGACAAGAAACTGACGTACAAGCTCGAACGCGAGTCGGTCGGCATCCTGAACTGGGCCGTGGATGGCGCTCTGAAGTGGCAGCAGGAAGGACTGCAGCCGCCGCAGAGTGTGAAGGACGCGAGCCTGGAATACCGGAATGAGATGGATGTGCTTGAGTTGTTCGTCAGTGACGCGTGTGAGAAAGGACCAGGGTATGAAGCGCCGGCTGGACAGCTATACCAATTGTACGTTCAGTGGTGCGATAAGACCGGCGAATACAAGATGCGCAAGCAGAAATTCAGTGGCGAGATGCAAAAGAAGTTTAACTACGCGAGAAAACGCGATGGCAGATTTTACGTTGGTGTCCGAATTAAGTCTGATCCAAGGCTAAATTGGGCAAAAGTGTGACGGATGGTGTGACGGATGAATTTTCTGGCAAACCATTACAGCCGTAAGGGTACAGCCTATATTTTCTTTCTGTGACGGATGATTAGTCAAAAAGTAATATACGTAAAAAGTAAAAACGTATAGGAGAAAAGGTTTCTCGATTCATCCGTCACATCCGTCACAAAGTGGATGGAAGCATTGAGCGCGTAAGCATAAAGCGTTATGGCCATCCGTCACCGCATCCGTCACCGTTTGGGGGAACGAAATATTGAAGTCAGAGCATGCAATCCAGTCAGAAATCATGCTCGCATTGTCGGCGCACGGGTGCATCGTTGCCCGTACCAATGTCGGCACAGTGCGCACGGCAGACGGAAGGCTGTTCAATGCCGGGCCGCCTCCTGGGTGGCCTGACGTGACCGCGATTAGACGCAGTGATGGTCGCGCGGTGTTGATCGAAGTTAAGAACGAACGAGGCCGTTTAAGGCCTGACCAGATTAGATTCGCGCAGGCAATCGCAGACACGCCGATTATTTACGGCGTCTGCCGATCGGCCGAGGACGCGATCAGATTATTGGAGGGGAATGCAGATGGATGACCGTTATAAGGAGTACGCAATAGCACGCATCAGCAACTATATCGAAGACCACGACACAGACCGGGAGCGGTTTGCCTACGCGATTGGTCGCTCGGAAGCGACGCTCAAGGCGTTTATGAACGGTGACCTGGACAAGCTCGGCTCGCCTGCGTTGCACGGATGCGCGCGGGTGATGGGCATCACGTACCGCAAGCTGATTATCCCGCTGAGCGAGGAAGATTATCAGGGGGCGAGCGCATGAAGGAATCAGCGTTACGCACGCTGAGCTATAACACGATGACGATGCTCGGCAAGAACGGGCTAACGAAAGCTGAGTTTTGCCGCGTGCATGGCCTGGCAATCAATACGCTAGAGCGCATCCTATCCGGGCAGAATATCGGCATCAATGTGCTGGAGCAATACGCGGCTGCATTCGATGTTGCGCCGTGGCAACTACTGAAAGAGGGCGGCGTGTAATGAACAAAGGATTAAGTCGTGCACTGGTATGGCTGGCGATGCTGCTTATCACGGCGGCAATCTGGTGGCTGGCGATGTACACGTCGCTGCTGGTACCAAGCGTCATGATGCTGGCGGCAGTCTTAGCACTGTGGGGGTCGATCGTGGTGGACGATATGAAGGAGGCGAGGAAATGAGTCTATATGCAGTGAAAAACGACGAAGGCGAGTGGCTGGGAGTTGACCGAAACGGGTCAGATCATTGGCAAGCAATCCATGGCGATATTTATTCTGGTTGGTTTTCCGCAAATGAAAGAGCAAGCGTCTTCGGTGGCCACGTAGTCGAGCTAGTCGAGGCCCCGGCGAAGGTCGTAGTGAGCGAAGAGGAAGCTGAGATGCTTGAGCAGGCGAAGTGTGATGATGACCCCGCCGAGTCAATTGTCGGGTTCGTCAACTCTCATGACCAGTATGACGGTGATGGCAAGACGGAAGACCGCCTCATGCGCGCCTACGTCAACGGCTGGACGGTCGAGAAGCCGAAGCGTTACGTCCTGCCGATGCCATACGGAGCGAACGACGATGACCCAGATAACAGCCCTTACGCGGCGGTAAATAGAGAATATCTTTGGGGGCCCGCGTGGTATCAGGGGCCTTGTGTTTCATTTAAGAAAGCACGGGAGCACTACTCTGTCACCCAGTCCGACATCGACGCGGCACCTGACTGGGTTAAGGCGATCACACCTGTGGAGGTGAAGGACTGATGATTTACGTGATTAAAAATGAGGCTGATGAGTACCTCAGTTTTAGCGACGAAGGCGACTCGGTCTGGGACAAAGATGTGGGCCATTTCGAGACATCTGAACAACGGGCACTTGCGTGGTCTCAAATGTATGGTGGAACCGTTTATCCATGTTTTGTAGCGATCAAGCCCGTGGAGGTGACAGACGATGAGCAATGAGACGAAGCGGGACGTGTTCGAGAATGCGCTTGATGAGCTTTTGCTATCAAAGGACGATGGTGCGTTAGACGCCGAATTACGCTGCCATTATGACGCCGCCTTGCCAGATAATCTGCCGGTGATTCCCCAAGCGGTGAGTGATTATATCAGCAAAGCAAAGAAACCGAGACAGTGGGGATTGCTAGACGTATTTTGGCACCTTGGCGACCATATATCAGCTATGGGCTTCAATGGTCTGTACGATTGGGAACGCTGGATGGTTGACAACCAGGATGCTGTTTCGCGTGCATGGGTGCTAGGTGTTTGGTGTGTTGAGGAAACCGGCGAAATTGTGAAATTGGAGGCGAAGAAATGAGCTTATATGATTATCTCGGAATCAAGTTCTGGTGGGAGGCCATCACTACAATTATCGGCCTCACTGCGTTTGCTGTCTGGCTAATTTACAACTGGTGGCATGATCGTTGATTGCCGTCATGCTGTTCATAAACTTGGTGGGCGTGTGGTTCTGGGCTAATTGGGAAAGGAGTGATGCGCAAGTGAGAAAGACAACAGCTAGTGCTGTGAGCCCGTGGGATTATGAAGCGTCTGTGGCCGAAGCTGACAATGTGCTAGAAGACTATCGCAGACGAAAACAAAGGTCACGGGTCAAGGCTTCTATCCAGTCACCATCACTTGACGGTATGCCAAGATCATCATCAATCGGCAACGTTATGGAAATAAAGATTACCAACCATTTGGATGATGAAACGTACGTAGAAGTCTGTGAAAAGACAATCGAGTGTATAGAAGATGATGCTCGGCGAAACATACTGAAGGACTACTACATCAAGCGACCCATTGCTGTAGAGCTGTTGATTGAGGATTCTGGATATGAGAAAAGCGGGTACTACGATGCTCTTAAAGACGCGTTGTATACCTTTGCCGGACTATGGCCGGTCGGTGACCATGGATTGCTGGTCCGGAAAAACAGCGGACAAACACCGGACAAAGAGCGGACAAAGAGCGGACATCTACCATGAAATTGCATGTTATTATTGTATTGTGCCAAAGGTGAGAACCTGAGGCACGCCTTCTTTCTTGGTTTATGGCGGTCTGTGGTGATGATAAAGCCATGGACAGGTCACCCCGATATGGAAGCCACGCACGGCTGCCGGTCCGATTCCGGCACGGGGAATAGCTTGCGATGACCTCATACTAAACCGGGCGAGCGAGCGTGGCTGATGGAAGATACAGCGGGTGAAAGTCCTGCCAGCCACTCAAAGTTGGTCGCTGGTTGACAAGGGTGAACAGCCAGAAGCCGTACGGTTAACGATCGAAGCCGTGCGCATCATGCGAGCAACAGTTTAGGGAAGGCATTGATACCGGTTACTCAATGCTGAAACGGGACGGTGCAACTCCGCCCGCTCGCTTTGGATCAAGTCTGGAAGACTCTTGGTATTGACTGTGAATTCGAACTATACGCCACGGAAAGAAATTTTTAATAAAGTATTGCACGCAACGAAGACAAGTGTTAGCATTTTAGCGTTGTGATTTTATTAAATAAATTTTTAGGAAGGGTTTAGAGATGACTGTTAAGAAACGATTTTTGGTTTTAATTGCTGCTGTTGTACTTATGGCTACTGGGTTCGGCGCTAAGACACTGGCTGATAGTTACTGGATAGGTCACAGTGATGTTGAAGCCATCAATAATGATATCGATACGCTTTCCACCCGAGTTCAATCGAAAAACGCTCAATTAACGCAATTGAGTTCTGACCTGAATAGTACTAAGTCCTCAGTTAACGGTTACCAAGACCAGATCAAGTCATTACAGGATCAACTTGCTCAGGCTAACGCTGACAAGCAAACTGAAATTCAACAGAAGATCAACGAAATCAATCAGAAAATTGCGGAAGGTAATCAGAAGGTTGCCGATAAGCAAAAAGAGGTTGATGCGGCCAACAAGAAAGTTTCCGATCTTCAGCAACAACTAGCCGACGCACAGCAAAAGCTGTCCGATGCACAAAATCAAAACAATGCTGATCTGAACCAAGCATTGAGCGATGTTCAGGCGACACACGCTAAAGCTGATCAGGCCGTTCAAAATAACCAATAAGTTTTATTGCTCAAGGACGCTTCAGCGTCTTTTGTTTGACCAAGCACTCCGCCAAACGGTGAGGTGCTATTTTTATACATATTTTGGAGGTAAGAACATGAAACTGTACTTGGTTACATGCGAGACTGGGGACGCCGACCAATGGGAAGGCGGAACTGCCGAGGTTGATGCTGTATTCGCTACAACTGATAAAACCAAGCTAAACGATTATTTGAAAAATAGAATGTTTAGCTATGACGGTGTGATAACAATGGAACTAGACAAGGAATACCCTGAAGGGGAAAAATCATCTAAGTGTCTTGCATCGTGGTGGGAAGAAGGGCCGTGTTATGACGACCCAATGGACATCTAATTTAAATTTTCAGGAGGCGAGTAGATGCAATGGACAGATGAACAGATCGGTGACATTAGGAAGCTCGCCTCTGAAGGCTTTACCAGACGCGAGACAGCCGACAAACTCGGGATTAGCTATGATGCATTGCAAGGTAAAGCAAGACGGCTTGGTATCGAGTTTCAAAAGCCAATGAAGAATGAATACGATTCAGACGGAACGCAATCAAGCGAAACTATCCTAAAGGTCGTCAGAGGCCATAAAATGACGCCTAAGGAGGTTTTGGAAGCTCACGGGTATGATTACACAAAATGGGAACTTGTACGCGCCACAAGTAATTTCTGGAAGCAAACACCCGAAGCAACTTTGTATCAAAGCAAAATTCAAATTAGGCCGCTGGTTGAAGCGGAGCAATATGAATCGCTGATGAATGACATCATCACACACAAGGAGCCGTATAAAGCCAAGGCTCCTATTTTTGTGCCGTCAGAACGCTATCTGGTCATTCCTGCTTTTGATACACATTTCAACGGTCACACATTCGACATCTATGCTGAATCTCTTAAACGGCAACTAGAGATCATTCAACGCGGCCACTACGCTAAAATTTTGCTTATTCTGGGTGGTGACTTAGCCCATGTGGATAATATCAACTCGACCACCGCCAAGGGCACACAGCTAGAAACAACCGACTTAGGCGAGACTGTGAACGAAATGGAACAATACTTCGAGACGTTGATTGAATCAATTATCAAGAACGCCAATGATTGTGAGGTCATGTATTGTGCCGGTAACCATGATCCGTCAGTTGGATATATGTTTGCTCGGCTATTGAAACGCGCATACAGCAACCAGCCTAATATCACTTGGGACATATCGTTGAAGCACTACAAAGGTGCAATGCTCGGCCACAACTTCATCGGTGCCACTCACGGAGACAAGGGTAAGAACAACTACCTTGCAAAATACCTAGACGAGTTTGGTTTCATGTTAGGCACAGCACAGAACCGCGAGCTGTTTACGGGGCATCTACATTCAGAGATGAGCAAAGACCTAGGCGGATTCGTTCAGCGTCAAGTATCGACACGCAAGCCAACCGACAAATGGACTGATGATATTGGCGTGGTTGCCCACAAAACGTTTGAGCTGGTCGAATACAGCGATCATGATACGAGGGCGATCTACTATGTCTAATGCGATGAAGCGAGTCGGATATGGATATGTGAGCAACATGGAACAAGTAATCATTGAGAAGTTGTCAAAGGAAGAGAAACACATGCAAGCAATTATCTACATGAAGCCAAATTGCCCCAAGTGTCGTATGACAGCCAACCTGCTGTCTCGTGCCATGCCAGTCCAAACAATCATGGCTGACGAGCGAGACTATACGCGCTTCCGCAAGCAAGGCTACAAGTCCATGCCGGTAGTCACCGTGTACAAGCCAGATGGCACACACGATCAATGGTGCGACTTGCAGGTTGACAAGATCAACCAGTACAAGGAGGCTGACTAAAATGTACTACTTCGTACTACTGCTGACACTGATCTTCGTGCTGGCCAAGCTGTTCGGCTTGATTGCATGGAGTTGGCTACTGGTATTCGTACCGTTGATTGCTTGGATCATCTGGCTTGCATTCTGGATCGGGCTGGTTGTCGTCATCGGATTACATGAGGAGTGATTGATATGGATGGGAACGATGTAGTCAAGATGACATTACTTGACATGAAGGGATTAGTAATGAACGACGAGGAAAAACAAGCGCTTATCGCTATGGCGGATCAGTATCTTGTTATCTACAATCACTTAATTGATATTGGTAAGAACGAACTATTTTCACACCAAGTTGCGATGAACATTGTTCAAGCGCAATACGCAGCATACAGGGACTAGCACATGCGTGTGAAGGTGTGCCGCAAGGATGGCTGTAACAATGTAATCCCGTATGGCCAAGCAAACCCATACTGCACTGTGCACGCATCCCTGTATAAGCCTAACTATGCTGATTCCACAAAGCACGTTAAACGTGACACATCGTACTACGACAAGTACAAGCGAGACAAAGAGTCTGCTGCATTCTACAAGTCTAAGATATGGGAACACACCGCACGCGATGTTAAAGCTCATGCCTACTTTACGTGTGCAGTCTGTGGCAGAACGTATGACAAGCCAGGCTATCTAGTCACTGATCACATCGTTCCTTTGAGGATTGACAGAAGCAAGTGCTTAGATCATGACAACCTATGGGTGCTGTGCAAGGGCTGTCACTACTGGAAGACACAGCTTGAGGAAAAGATATACACGTCACAGTCCAGAATTGAAAATCTTGACGTTTCAACCAAGTGGACACGCAGCAAAATCTCTGAATGGGTACTCGCTCACAAAAAATAGGGGGGCCCTATGTTGTTTAAGGGGAACCTCACACACCAGTGTCCATTTGTCGCGAGACCATTTTTGAAAAATTTCGACTTTTGAGGCCCAAATCCCTAAACGATGGCATTTCATCACAGAAAGGAGGCGCGTTTTTTGCCAGAAAATCATCCAAATTTAACAATTTTACATGCTGGTTCCTCTGATGATCAGTCCAACAGTGGCGACGATATGAAGGACATCCAGAACACGCCTCCTGTTCACCTTGACGACGAAGCAAGCCGATTGTGGAAGTCACTTATTCCTGAAGTCAAGAAACTTGGTTACCTGAAAAAGATTGACCAGCCAAGCCTTGAACTATATTGCCGTTATTACTCACTTTACATTAAGTCTGAGCAGTTGATTGAAAAACAGGGACTGTGGATTTATGACAACGATAACGTTGCAGTAAAGCGTTCCCCCGGCGCGGTTCAAATGGACTCTTGTGTGAAGAATATGAAGTCGTTAGGGCATGATTTAGGACTTACGTTTGACTCTGGATTACGTCAGATAACTGTCGAAGAACCGGAAAAGCCTAAGAAAGACAGCCCATTGAAGGAGGTTGGTTTTGGTGCAGACGTTTGATTTTACTGGTGTAACTGATATTCGCAAATACGTAAAGCCGCACCAATCTGACTACCAAGGGCTGCTGGATAACTATCACGATCCAGGAACAAGATACGCTTATGACGTTATGTTCAGCAATAAATATATGACTGGTAGAGATGTTCAGCTGGCATGTATTAGGCACTTGAATGATTTATTGCGGATTGGCGATGGTGATTTTCCCTACCAATACAACTCAGACATGGTCAATGCAATTGAATACTTTTCACGACTGCTGCCCAATCCAGACGATACCTCAAAAACAATTCAGCCATTCAAATGGCAATCGTTTATTCTTGATAGCTTGATTGGCTGGCGCACCCTAGACAACGGCACTCGATTCACAACCTCTAATATTTCTATTGCTAGGCAACAAGGCAAAACTTGGTTAGCATCAATCCTAATCAACTTTTATTACTTTGTAGTCTGCTGGAATGCAACATCACAGGACTTGCTGGTGGCCAGTTACGATAGTGAACATGCAACCAAGCTGTTCAATGACGTATCTTTGCAGGCGAAGACAATTTTATCTCTGCCGGACTTTGCAGATGACGCTAGAGAACGAGGCGTGGAAGCTCAAACCACGCAGGTTATCGCAAAGAACACTAAGAATACGATTCGTAAGGGTACCTCACAAGGCGGTGGCTTTGATAGTTTCCACAATGCAATCGCTGTTTACGATGAAATTGGTAACTTGAGACCGGCACTGAATGAGACCTTAAAACAGATTACATCAGGCCAAAACGGTATTAAGAACAGAATGTTTGTCAAAATTTCAACGGCTTATCCAGATATCAAGGTTAAGTTTAAGAACGACGAAGATGTTACCCGGTCTGCCATTGAACATGACGCTGTTAGAGACGCTGACAACGTATTCCAAGTGATTTATGCTCAGGACTCGGAGGATGAGGTCTTTGAGCCGGAAACATGGGCTAAATCTAATCCAAATCTGCTTGAACTACCAAAGGACAAGCGAGACAACCTACAAGAAGCTCTTAATCAGGATCGCAATGACAATGAGCGCGAGGGAACGCTGGAAACATTTGTTAATAAGTCATTAAATCTGTGGAGCCGCCGCTTCCAGAACAGTTATCTATCTCTAGATAACATTCAGCGCAGCATTATTGACCATTTCGATGTGAATGGGCGTGATGTGTTCATCGGATTTGACGGATCACAGACCAATGATAATACGTCTTTTGGTTTCATTTATCCGTACACTGATCACGACAAACACATGTTTCATGTTCAGCAGCACAGCTTCATTCCATTCGCACAGGCAAAAACCATTGAAGCCAAATCTAAACAGGACGGATTAGATTACCTTAAATTGCAAGACGAAGGCTTCGTTGACATCACCAATCTTTCCTCTGGCGTGATCAACAATGACCAGGTCTATCAGTGGTTGGTTGATTATGTTAATCAACATCGGCTCAAAGTAAAGTTCATTATTGCTGATCCAAACCACGGTGAATGGCTAGAAAAGAAACTTGAGAATTATCAACCGCAGTGGCAATGGTTTCCTTTGCCTCCTACCTCGTTCAAGCTGAATGAGCCTACTAAGGACTTTCAGAATCTGTTTATTAATGGCAATATTTCAATGCTGAATGATCCGTTGCTGATTGATGGACTTAACAACGCCGTATTGGTAGAAGACCGCGGTGGTTCAGTTAAAATCGACCGACAAAATCGTACTAGTGATCACATTGATACAACCGACGCGCTAATTAATGCTCATGATCAGGCTAGGTTCTATTTTGAAAACTATCATGATGAGGGATACAACCCGCTGAATGATTTGGACGCGCAGGGAAAACGTGACTTTTTCAAGGCAATGTTTGGAGGTGGTAAATAATGGCAAAGATTATTAGCAATTTGCTCAGCAATTGGGGCACGGTGATGCTATTCATCACCGGCTTGGCACTGATTGCAGTAGCAGCATTCACCTTTAACGTTGTTTTTGGTTATCTAGTAGCAGGCTTTGAGCTGTGTTTAGCTGCTTACATTCTAGACAAAGAAAGGGGGTGAAGTTAAATGGGACTTCTAACCCCTAAAAATTTCAACAAACGTAAAGCAAAAAACATGGTTTATCCAAGCAATCCTGCGTTTTTCACGACCACGGTTGGCGGCATGCAGCTTTCTTATGTTTCGGCGCTGTCTGCTTTGCAGAACACTAATGTTTATAGTGTGATAAACCGTATTGCGAGCGATGTTGCCTCGGCACACTTCAAAACTGAAAATACTGCAACATTGAACCGACTTGAGAGCCCTAGCGGCTTGATAGGCCGGTTTTCTTTTTGGCAAGGTGCGTTGATGCAGTTGTGCTTGTCGGGCAACGACTATATCCCGTTAGTTGGGCCAAACTTGGAGCATATTCCTAACTCTGATGTCCAGATTAACTACTTGCCAGGCAATACAGGCATCGTATATACGGTTTTAGAGAGTAATGATCGTCCCCAAATGGTGCTTAGACAGGACCAAATGCTTCATTTTAGGCTCATGCCAGACCCACAATATCGGTATTTGATTGGTCGATCGCCTTTAGAGAGCTTGCAAAACGCCCTTAATTTGGACGATAAAGCCTCAAAAAGCAACATGAGCGCTATGGAAAATCAGATTAATCCTGCTGGACAGCTCAAAATCAGTAACTATTTAAGCGATGGTAAAGACCTAGAAGCCGCCCGTGAAGAGTTTGAGAAAGCCAATACTGGTGAGAACTCTGGTCGCCTGATGGTTTTACCCGATGGGTTCGATTACACCCAGCTTGAAATGAAGACTGATGTATTTAAGGCCTTGGCTGACAATTCAGCATACTCTGCTGATCAAATCTCAAAGGCCTTTGGTGTGCCTAGCGATATTTTGGGCGGTGGCACCTCAACTGAAAGTCAGCATTCAAACATTGACCAAATCAAGGCAACATATCTGGCAAACTTAAACTCGTATGTAAATCCAATCGTGGATGAGCTGCGTTTGAAGATGAATGCACCTGACCTCGAATTGGATATCAAAGATATGTTGGATGTTGATGACTCGACACTTATCAATCAGGTATCAAATCTTGCTAAGTCTGGGGTGCTAGGTGCAGAACAAGCGCAATTCATACTCACGCGATCTGGATTTTTGCCTGATAACTTGCCTGATTTCAAACCGCTTACCAGCTCAACGAAGGGAGGTGATGACAAGTGATTATTCCGGTTAAAGGCTACATTACAAGCAACGACTTTGCACCAATCTATCGTGATTGGTTCGGCATGACGGTAGTATCACCTTCAGATATTACTGATGTACTACCTGGCGATGGCTCTGATGTCACACTTGAGATTGCCTCCGATGGTGGCGAGGTCGATCCAGCAACAGAAATTTGCAATGCTTTGCGCAGCTATCAGGGCAATGTAACGGCAAAGATCGTATCAAACGCATACTCTGCGGCCACCATTGTTGCCATGGGTGCTAACAAAGTACAGATGGCCCCAGGGGCAAAGATGATGATCCATCGTGCGTCAAGCGACGCCAGTGGGAACTCTCACGAGATGGATGCGGCATCTGACATGCTGCAAACTACAGACAGTGCAATTGCAAACATCTATGCTGCTAAGACGGGCAAGCCTGCCAATGACTTTTTGGCATTGATGGACAAAGAAACATGGCTGGACGCTGATCAAGCTGTCGAATTAGGATTGGCAGACGAAAAGCTAGACTTCGATACGCCAATTGTAAATGCGGTGGGTCCGATTATTCCACATCAGGCAGTTCAACGAATTAAGAATCTGAAAGATGAAAACGAAAAGCTACGTAGTCAACTTCCTAAGCAGAACGATCTGCTAAACAAGAAGCTGGCTATTTTTTATGACAAAAAGGAGGTCCAATAATGGACAAGTTACAAACACTTTTTAACGATGTCAGTGCCAAGTGTGCTGATTTGAACGCTCAATTAAACGCAAAGTTGCAAGATGAGAATGCCTCCGTTGACGATTTTCAAAAGATCAAGGACGACCTTACCGCTGCAAAGGCACGGCGGGACGCTATCAACGACCAGATTAAAGCACTTGAAGCTGAAAATAAGGCCAATTCTGATCCTGACAAGCCAGTGGATAATGCACAAAAGGAGGGAGCCGACCTGTCTAAGAAGCCAATCGATGCGAAGAAGAAGGCTATCAACGACTTCATCCATAGTCATGGCAAGGTGGTTGATGCTGCAGCCGGTCACGTCACTTCGACAGAAGCAGGCGTGCTGATTCCGGAAGAAATCATCTATGACCCTACCGCAGAAGTAAATTCAGTTGTGGATTTGTCCACCTTGGTTACCAAGACGCCGGTTACTACTCCTAAGGGCACATACCCGATTTTGAAACGGGCAACCGATCGCTTTTCTAGCGTGGCAGAATTGGCCGAAAATCCCACACTTGCTGAGCCTGAATTTGAACAGGTGGATTGGTCTGTTAGCACGTATCGTGGCGCAATTCCTCTGTCCGAAGAAGCTATTGCTGATTCTAAAGTTGATCTTACCGCACTTGTTGGCCAGTCCATTAACGAGAAGTCTGTCAATACCTACAACGCGATGATTGCGCCTGTATTGCAGTCATTCACGGCTAAAGCTACCACTACAGACACTTTGGTAGACGATCTCAAGCATATTCTGAATGTTGACTTGGACCCAGCGTACAGTCGTGCACTGGTTGTTACTCAATCCCTGTTCAATACGCTGGATACCTTAAAGGACAAGAACGGGCGTTACTTGCTTCATAATGCTTCTGACTCTATCACCGACGGCACCGCAAAGGGCTCTGTCTTGGGCGTCCCAGTATATGTTGTTGGCGACACGCTGCTTGGCTCGGCCGCAGGGGATCAGAAGGCATTTGTCGGTGACTTAAAGCGCGGTGTCCTGTTTGCAGATCGTCAGCAGGTCACTCTGGCATGGGAAGAAAGCAAGATTTATGGGCGTTATCTCGGTGCTGCATTCCGCTTCGGCGTACAAAAAGCCGATGCCAGTGCCGGTTACTTTGTAACCAACACCGATTCTGCATCTGGTTCTGGTACTGGTGTGTAATACGATCGTTAGTCGCCTAAGAAATAAACAATTCGTCGATATGACGGGCGGCTATTAAGGGAGGGCTGAATATGGCAGATGGTCAAGGGGTTACCCCGGAAGACATGCAAAAATATCTTAACCTTGACACCGATGGCGATGCTTCAATTCTTGCCGATATGATCAGTACCGCAGAGGATGCAGTTACTGGGGCCATTGACGACACGATTGGGATTGATGTTTATAGGGCATATCCGTTGTTTAATCAAGCGGTGCGGGTACTTGTTGACTACATGTATTACTCACGCGGTGCCCTATCCGATCAAAACAAAGCCTATCCGCCCAGCTACGCATACATGATCAACAGCATTCGTTGGAAAATCCAGCGTGACCAAGCGGCAAAGGCTGGTGATACTGATGGCGAAATTTAAGGCAGCCGATTTCAGCCGAACTGTTGAGCTTGATTCTCCACAGTCACATAAGACTGGTGCTGGTGTTAACGTCACTAACTTCGTGCCGGCTTATAGCCTGCATTTCAAGCAACAGAAGCGGACGCTCACACAGCAGTACACGCTTGTGGGAACGCGCTTGGATAATTCAATCACCATCATAGTCCGTCATGACACTAGAAATGCTAGTCAGAAACAGGCACGCCTTGATGGTGTTGTGTATGACATTTCAGACATTAGCCCAGACGACAGTAACGATGCTATTCGCTATGACTACCTGACCCTAGTCAAAACGACCAAGGGGGCATAGCTATGGAATTAGACGAAGCACTGGACCAGTGGCAGAAGCAGGTTGAGAAAGCATCTAAGCTGACGGTTAAGCAACAGGAAAAGATAACTAAGGCAGGCGCAGATGTGCTGGCCGAGAAGCTGACAGAGGTCACCAAGGCGAAGCATCCGAATACAAAAGGGTCTGGCGGTAAGTACGGGCATTTGAGCGATGATATAGCGTCGGCCACTGGTGATGTTGATGGCAGACATGATGGCAAGTCTGTTGCAGGATTTACCAAAAAGGAGTTTGTAGCCAGATTTTTGAACGATGGCACTAAATACATTCGCGGTGACCACTTTGTTGATAACGCCCGCGATGATGCTAAAGGCGCCGTGTTTGAAGCTGAGGCGGCGGAGTATAAAAAGATAATTAGCAAACTGAATGGAGGCGGTGACTAATGGCGGCAGTAGATGATGCGGTTGCTTTGATTAGCGCCGCTTCTTTAGTTGGCATCGATGAAGTTTATGGCAACAACTTACCAAAAGAGGCTATGGATAGTCTGGACAAGACAGTGGTGTTGGTGACTGATGTCGCAAATGCCCCGTCAGGTTTCGGCAACAACGACTTCTGGCGATTAAATCAAGAGGTCGAAGTACAAATTTGGTACTCACAAGATTTTGATAACGACCCGGAAACACTAGAGGTCAAACTGATGAAGCTGTTTGTACACAGTGATTGGCAGGTAGCCACGGTTAGGCAGCGCACATTAGATCCAGACACACAGCAGCTGATGAACACATTTTATTTTTCACGTGAAAAGAATATTTAGGAGGCTAAATTTATGGCATTAGTAGGACTGAACATGGTGTCGTTTGCACTGATTGATCCAATCACCCAACAGATTATAAAAGGTGATGAAGGTTTAAGCGCAGATGGGCTTTATAAAGTTGACGCTAAGGATATGGGGAGCAAAACCGCCAACATCACTGGTCTGGTTGGCTCTAGCGCTAAGAGATACGGGAACAACGTAGCCCAACAGGTGACCTATGGGGCAGCGGCTCCGCAGGTTGCTTGGGACGGTCTCAACCTCGATTTTGACATTAAACAAAAGATTAAGGGGTTTGTGAATGACGGTAAGGGCGGTTGGACTCCAGCTGATGAGCCCGCGCACATTGCCGTTCTGATTGAATCGGGTAGCCTGTCGGGCGGTTCTGTTTATTTCGGCTTTGGTAACTGCACTGCGGTTGAAAGTGAAGCCAACATTCAAACTGACGACGACAACAAGCAGATTGTTGATGATGCACTGACCATCAGCGCGCTCGACACAATTGCTTTCAATCATAAGCCTTTCAAGATTTACTACAGCAAAGACACCGAGTTCGACGAAGCGGCAATGCTGAAGGACGTCATGGGTGGTTATGTAGCCGCAACTGGTACTACTGGTACTACTGGCGCATAGCAGTGCTGTCAGACGCAATTCTGACGCAAGTTATAACACAAAGATAGATAGTCATACGTTCCCATGAAATGAAGACGCGTGAGCCGGCACTAGCGGCAAGCACGTGCGAGCCGTGCTGTCGACGTTGATCTTTTAAGGAGAATTCATAATGAAAATTAAAGAAGCTAAGCTAAGCAACCGTGAGCATATCGTCAAGGTTACCAACAGGGTCATGAAAGCCACGTTGGCATTGCAGGTGATGATGGCAGGGATTGATGACGTTGAAGATGCGGACCTAACGCCGGTGGAACAGCTTAAGCAACAGCAGAAGCTGATTGATGACGTGATGAATTACATCACGGAAACGCTCAAGTTAAACCAGAAAGAGCAGGAAAAGCTTGACGACCTAGAGTTTGGCGAGACCGTTGAGATCGCCAACCACATCATTCTGCGGGTCCAAGGCTTGTCCGAAGAAGACATTAAGAAGGCTGAGGCCGAGCAGGCGGACGACAAAAGCGAAGCCGAAGCTGAATAAGCGTGAGATCGTATTTGAGCTGAAAAACAAGCTTGAAGACTTCAACCTGTACGGCCAAGACACACTGGTTTACTTGCATTGGACGCCCGATATGTGGTTGGATGCCGGCTTCTATGATCTGCTTGAGCTTCAAACAGCAAAGAAGCCAAAGGACCGTGAACAGGATCCGATGAAGATGTTGAAAAGCTTGGGACTTAGGTAAAGGGTAGGAGGCTAGTTTGCCAACTATCCCTTTTTTGATAGGAAGTGAAAAGATGGCACAAAAAATTCAAGCAGAGATGTCTGCTGAAATCGCGCTTAATACACTAAAGGCTAGTCAATCGCTTAAAAGTTTAAACGCGGTTATCAGTAGCACTAAGAACGCTTGGAAATCTCAAGAGGTGGCGCTCAAGTCAACTGGTGAATATCTCAAGGCGGCCGAAGTCCGGTATAAGGGCCTAGGTGACAGCATTAAGGCACAAGAGGCCAAAATTGAGAGCCTGCGTGAGAAGCAAAAAGGCCTAGACGTTACAACTAAAGATGGCGCGGCGTCCTATCTCAAGTATCAGAAGGATATTGACAGTGCCACCACGCAGCTGAAATCGATGGAAGCACAGCAGACGCGGGCAAAAACTAGTCTTGAATATCAGAAGTCAGGATTGGCTAGCTTGCAGACTGAATACAAGCAGATTACCACGGTTTCTAGCAGCTATGTTGAGCGGCTCAAGGCTGAAGGCAAGCAGCAAGAAGCCAACAAAGCGCAGATGACGGGTTACAAGGACAGCATCAGTAACCTGAACAAGCAGCTGTCAGCACAAGAAAAAGAGCTATCACGGATCGCTACTGCCAGCGGTAAGGATAGCGCGGCATGGCGTACACAAAAGGTACGTGTTGATGAGACGGCTACTGCCTTGGCCAAGACTAAAACCAGTATGACTGAATTAGATTCTGCCATGAAGAAGGCTAACCCAAGTCCGATTAATCGTATCAAAACAGCGCTTTTAGGAGTGAATGAAAAGGCTGAGAAAACGCACTCAATCTTTAAGTCTGTATTTGCCGCCAATATCCTAAGCAATGTGGTTTCATCTGCTTGGTCTCACTTGTCTGGTTGGATTTCTAGTGCTACAGATTCGGCCAAAGAGTATAGCTTAGCTCAACAGACGATGAATGCCACTTGGACTACCTTAACTGGTAACGCCAAGCAGGGCCAAGCTATGGTAGACATGACTAACCAGATGGCGATTGCCGCCAACAACGCAACTGACATGGTTGATGGCATGAACCAGAAGTTTTACTCCATTAGTAAAAATGTGGGTACTACTAAGTCCTTAACCCAGTCTGTATTGACCTTGCAGGACGCATTCGGGCAGTCAGACGATGCGGTCATGAACTTTAGCACCCAGTTTAGTCAGATGATGGCTAACGGTAAGGTGTCAGCACAGGATATGATGTCCTTTGTCAACGTCTTCCCAGTCTTGCGTACCAACCTTTTGAAGGCTGAACAGGCTGTAACTCATAACAGCAAGCTCACAATGGCGCAAATGAATGATCTCATGAGTGCGGGTAAAATCAGCTCTGCCACCATGATTAAGGTTTTGCAGGGGACGGCCAAGGAATATGGTTCTGCTACTGAAAACTTTGGTAAGACAATCCCCGGCATGATTCGTACCGTTAAGTCTCAAATGCCTGTCTTGCTGTCTGCAATCACTACACCACTAACGACTGCCGCTAACCCCATTATTGGGACTATCTCTGGTTGGGTAAGCTCAACAAAGACTAAGGCGCTGTTTACCAAGGTAGGTAAAACCTTTGCAGACGGGCTTAACAACACCATTAAGGCGTTTTCAGCTGGTGGTGGGGGCAATGCTTCATCATTGACTGACAAGCTTAACGCCGGTGTGAAAAGGCTTAACGGTATCATTAGTAAAACGTTTGCTTACTTATCAGCACACGCTAAGGATATTAAAGGCGTAGCTAGTGATACTTGGGAGATTGCCAAAATTGCCGGTAGCTATGTTTGGGATTCGGCCAAAGGAATTATCAAAGACATTGCTGGCTGGTTAGGCGTTGGCGGCAAGAATGCTAAGAGCATGAAGGACCCACTAGGGACTGTTCACGACATTCTCGACAAAATTGTAAAGAATAAGAGCGGCATTAAGACCACGGTCAAAGTTCTGGCTGGATTGTGGGCGACAAAAAAGGTGTTTGAATTTGCCGGTGCAGTTGGCCATGTTTACAGCGGGTTAAAGTCACTTGGCGAGTCAAAGCTTGGTCAGTCCATTGCAGGTAACCTAAAGAAGTTATCGGGGTCAAAGTTGGGCACGGCCACGGCAGTAGTCACAATCGCATATGACGCGATTAGTGACATAAAGGATTTAACTAAGGCATTCGGCAAGAGTGGCACAGTCGGTCAGAAGTTCAAGGCTGTGGGTGAAACCGCAGGCACTGCTATTGGTGGTGGCATTGGTTTCTTCTTCGGCGGACCGTTGGGAGCGGCCGTTGGTGCCTCGATTGGTAAAGTGGTCGGCGGATGGGCAGGCACGGCAACCAAGAAGTTCACAGATGGCTGGAATGCAAAAGCCAAGCCGAAGGATTGGCTTGGTAAGCTTGGATTTGATGCTCACAAGGGCGCCACGGGCATTGCTAAGTGGTGGAAGGGTATCCAGAAACAGAACAACAAAGATAACGCCAGGATGGAGAAGCAGCAAGCCGCAGCCAACAAAAAGTTCCAGAAGTCATGGGACAGCTTCTGGGGCAAAGTCGGCGACAAGACAACTAGCACATGGTCAAGCGTGAAGAAGTCTGTAACGTCTGGCATGAATGGTGTGTCAAGCAAGGTTAAGTCGGGCATGAGCGGTGTTACCTCCAAGGTGACCTCGGCGTGGTCAAATGTGAAGAGCAACACGACCTCCAAGTGGTCCAGTATAAAGTCCACAGTTGGTAGCGCAGTAACCGCCGTTGCTACAAGAGTAAAGTCTTGGGGCAACCTAGGGAGCATCGTTGGTCGCATCTTTGGGTCGATAGGTAACGCTATTGTCCACCCAGTAAGAACGGCCAAATCATTATTGGCTGGGATAATTAGCGGAATTAAATCTTTGTTCCACTTTAGGTTGTCTCTGCCACATTTCAAGCTACCGCACTTTTCTCTTAAAGGTAGCTTTAACCCGCTGAAGGGCAAGATACCGCACATTTCTGTAAATTGGTACGCCAATGGCGGTTTGATCAACACGCCAACGCTTCTAGGCATGAATGGTAACCGTATGGCAATCGGGGGAGAAGCAGGCCCTGAGATGGTTGTGCCACTGTCAGCATCAAAAGCTAGTCGCGCATGGCAACTGCTGGGACAGGCGGTACAGCAAATCAATGCCAGCCAATCCTCGGCACAGACACAGGTAGCACCAACGAGTGATAACAGCGACCTTATCGCTGCCATTAACGCTTTAGGCGTGCTACTGACCAAGCTCAGCTTCAACGTGCAAATCGGCGATGACCAGTTCTACCCGACTGTGGCACCAAAAATTGATAGCTATAACAAGCGTCAGAATGGCATTCGCACGGTTTGGGAGAATTTATAGGGAGGAGTTTAAATGGCTGGAATAAGTCTTAATTATAACGGCGTTGAGTTAAGCCAATGGTTTGACGTGACCGACGTCCAGAGAAACATTGGCACTAGTCATGTCAATTCGATGACCAAGGTAGGACGAACAGATGGTCAGCTCTGGCAGTATATGTCCCGTGACACGAAGACCATCACCATTTCTGGCATCGTTACAAATGCCAACTTGGCTAACTTGAGGCGTGACCTTGGGGCTGCACTCGACGTTGACGAACCGAAGCGACTAATCATTGGTGATGACATTGGCGTGTACTATCTTGCGATTTATGATGGCCAGCCAACTATTGCTGAGGACTGGCGGTCAGGCACCATTAGTCTTACATTCATCGTCCCCGATGGCATCGCCCACTCGGTAGCCACTGAAACGGTCACTAATACCGATGGAACGGATACTGTCAGCTTTACCAACAATGGGAGCTATAAATCATACCCCATAGTTGAAGTCACTATGGGTGGCGATAATGGCTATATCGGTCTGGCTAGCTCAAGCGGAGGCTACTTGGAGTTCGGAAATTCTAATGAAATTGATGGTGTTCAGGCTGCGTCGACCGAAACTGCATTTCACTGGGATATGCTCTCAGCACCAAGTCAAACAACAGTCAACAGTGGCAAAATTAATTATGTAACTTACCCCTATGGGTCTAATCCGGGGCCTAATACTATTGCTGGTAGTTGGGACTACGCTAAGGCTCCAGATGCGGCAACGCCAGTCTTAAATCGTACCTCATCCATGCACTGGGCGGGGCCAACTATACACGGCTCTATTCATGCAAATGCGGCGGGGGTCAACACGGGCAACTTTTACTGTGCAAACCGAATGAATATTGCCACGAATAAAACGGCAGTTGGCCGAGCGGAAATTAACTTACAGTCTGGCAATGACATAGTAGTCAGCTTTGTGATTCGCGATAGTTCAAGCACAACAGATACGCTGGTAGTTGAGGGGTGGGCAAAAGGGACTATACTTTTCGCTCAAAACTTGGACCGCCGTAAGTTTACTAACGGCGCATACAATTTTGAAATAAAAAAAGCTGGTGACAAGCTGACCTTTATCATCAGCAAGATTGCTAGTATATCAAGCGCTGGAATTAAGAACTCAGCACAACTTTTATTTCCATTTGCCATTGAGGGGTTGGCAGATACATCGGTTGACTCAATCACAGGATGGATGGCAGGGTTTAGCAACTGGAACGGTTGGACCGCCAATTGGTCTGACAGTCTCTTTCAGTGGGTTAACGTTGATTACTGGCAAGACTTACCAAATCGTTGGACCTCGGGTGATGTGGTAATGGTTGACTGCATAAACAAGCGTGTGTTGGTTAATGGTGTTGAAGACCCAACCTTACAGACAATCGGCAACCACTGGGATGAATTTTGTATTAATCCTGGGGAAAATATAATTGATGTTAGCACTAGCAGCTGGGCAACGTTACCTAAGGTGAAAATAAATTGGAAGGAAGCATTTGTCTAATGGATTTTTATTTTACAGACCGCGATTATAACGTGCTTGGCGTGGCTGGGATTAACTACGGTCACTTTAGGATAGCTGGCGAATTAGAAACGCAGTCGACAACAGTCGCCACGACCCTGTTCACAGGGACTTTGTACTACGAAAACAGATATGCTGAGCAGGCCATAGCAATGTGCGCCGATACTAATTATCTTCTCCTGGATTATTCACCTCGGTATTTGGGACATGAAATCGCATCTGGCCGGTCTGAAAGCAACGTTTGGAGCGTTGCG